TAGTAGTCGCTGTTCTTATCGTCCATAATGCCCTGAATGGTAAATTCGGTAGTGCTTTTGTCTTTGAGGTGCTTCTGTATTGCCTCTTTCAGCCACGCATTGCTGCGCCGTCTGGTGATTGTACCCGATATTGCCATTCCGAGCCAACGAGAGCTGGGAGTAACCTCTCCAAGCACCCGGCCGGTCCACACATCAGGCGTTGCCTTTATCTCGCACTTGATACTGTCGCATACCTCCACGCCGTCAATAAATATCTTGCCCTCGCGCAGCGACATCGGGCTTTTGTTGTATTCCATAGCCATTTTGCGCACCTCCTATGTTATCTTGTCGTGACCGTAAAGAACAGCTTTTCGGCGCTGTCCACGGGTTTAATGCCGACATCGAAATATGTCCGGTCTCCCGCGCTGTTCTCGCGGTCAACCTTGAAATCGCTGTCGTAATCGACGTCATCTATAGCGCCCGCCTCATAATACAGCTTAAGGATACTGTTGCCGACGCCCTCCATGACCTCCCAGCCGGTGGCGTTGTTATTATACTTGTTCGGCGGGAAATTCAGCATAAGGCTGTCGTTGAAAGCGTCCAGCACGCGAATAACCCTGTTTTTGCGGTAATCCTCGCCCTTGCCGTCCGCAAAGGTGATAAGGCTGTTGATGTCATATTCCGCGACAACAGCGCCCGCCTCGGATACGGAAAAGAAAAACTCGCCGTTATTTATCGCCGCGACCGCTTGCTCATGAGATTTAGCGCCGACAACGGAAATCGCGCCCTCTACACTGCGGTATGTGTTGCTTTCGGTGTATGTCGCTCCCGCCGTCATGCCCGCGACAAAAGCGGTAGCCTGCGCAACCGTAAGCTCCGTATCATCAAGCGCATAAGAGTTTGTAACGTTAATAATGCCCTCATAATCGGGGCTTGTCATATTCGGCACGACCGCCTGAACCTTCTTGCCCTCATTCTCGCGCATATACTTGATTTTGGTTTTGACCGCCGCCAGCAATGTGCTTTCCTCAAACGGAAACGCCATCGTGTTAAATTTCACGTTATCGGCAGTTTCAAGGAACGCGGTAATATCGGCGTTTTCGGTCTTGCCGTTTTCGCCGCCCGTAAGTGCAACTCCCGCGACCGCCGAAAGCCCCTCATCTCTGCTTGCTGCAAATGTGATATATTCACTATCGGCAAGCGCGGAAACGTCCGTAATACCCTCGTAAAGCTCCACTTTGCCGCCGTCAAGATAAACCTCAACATCAAAGCCCGCTATGGGATTGGCGGCTACCGAATATACGAGCTTGTTTCCTCTTTCGCCCTTGTATTTTGCCGCAGCGGAAAGCCCGCCGCCCGTTCCGCTTGCCGCCGTTTTTCCCTCCGTGCATATATACAAGATAACGGTGGACGCGTTTTTGAACGCCTCTCTTATAAGCAGCATATTCCCCGCCGCGTCCTTGTCGTATATACTGTAACCCAGCTTTGCCCGAGCCGCGTCCGGAGCGTTTCCCGTTAATGTGATAGTTCCCTTCGGACCGTAGTCGGTATTCGCAAGCGGCACAAGTACAACACCCCTCGCCGCGCCCTTAATGCTTTCGTTTGCGGAGCTTTTGAAATTGACATAAGTACCGGGGCGCACCTTGCCGACGGTCTTGTCGAATGTTCCTCCTGCCATTTATCTGACCTCCTGTCTGCACCATTTTTCAATGATGGCTTTCATTTCGTTTATCGTATATTCTCTTGCCTCAATTCCCGCCGCCGCTCCCGCGAAAGTAGGCGCGGACACTCCAAACAGCTTACGGCAATTCTTTTGCAAAGCGGCAAGAGGATATTTCGGCTCGCATGTTGCTTTGATTTTGCGCTGTGGCGCTGTAGGCTGCTCAACAGCGCCTGCGTTCTTGTCTGCCATATAAACATTACCTCCTTTAAAAACGATATTATGGTGTATGGCAGTCAGCCCCCCACACTACCATCTTTTGAGCGTCCTCGCTGTCGTATGGTCTGAGGCTCGTCCACGTTAAAGTAAGTTGAGCAACACCCGTATCTATCGCCTTTACGGAAGGGTCATTAAGCCGCAAGCACTCGCCCGTTTCGCTCCCGTCCTCACTCAAAAGCGGGATAAGATTTCGCCGCCTTTTCAAGGCGGTCAATACCTTGTGTGCCAGCTCAAACGCGTCCTCTGTGGTTTTACAGAATATGTCTATATACCATGAGTACCGCATAGCGTATGTGCAAAATGTCTCCCCGCCCGTTTCTATCTCCGGCTGTGGGAAGAAGATTGCCGGGTATCTGAAATCCTCGGGGACGCTCCAATAATACGGATTGGGGTTATCGGCATTACGCAGGGCAAACGCCATAATGCTTGCTGTTTCCTGTTCAAGCAGCATTTTCCCGCCTCCTTATTTTTCAAGATACTTTTCAAGCCACTGCTCCAGCTTTCGCTCAATCGACTTTTCAAATTGTGGCGCGAAAACTCGCAGTGCCGCATCAAAATAATGCTTGCCCGGTACCCAATGGAATTTTAGCACCATTCCGCTCTTTGCGTTTTTATCGTATATAAATTCGTCCCCTTGCCAATATCCCGGCACATAACGCGCCAGTTCTCCATTGGATAAGGTAAAATGATTGCTTTTTTCCGGGTCAAGTGTTCTATGTCCGTTATTCGCCCACATAGCGTATTCGAGGTTCGAGCCGACCTCAAGCCGCAAAGCGCCTAAGTCCAGCTCCCAGAAATTGAGATCGTTGCCCCTTTCAAACGAGTGCAGCAGCAGAGTAGTTCGTTTCACATTGCGTGATATTATCTGCTGACGCACCTCGTTCAAAAACTCTTCTCCTATAGCGTCAAACCAGTTATTTATCTCTGTTTTAAATTCGCCCTTTGCCGCCCGCATTTTGTCAAAGAACGCTCTGTACTGGCTGAAATCGTATGATACATTCGCGCCCATTATAATGGCTTCTGCGTGTCTGTCCGCTTTAAAAAAACGAACAGATGGTGTCCTCTCACGTTTCTTGGCTGCTCTGCTGTGTATTCAAGCCCTGTGCTTAACTCCACAATCTTATCGTTGCGGCGTATATCGGTGCCTACAGGCAAAGTCAGCTTGATTTTAGCGTCATACTCGTTTGCGGGCTGGGTCTGTTGTATCGAGTGGCTAAAGGATTTCACGCCGAAATGGCAAGGGACGCTTTTCTCGTCGGGTGTTTTGGGATAAGAGAACGCGGGGGAAGATGGCAAATTATATCCTACGGGTTTGTCCTCTCCCACAACATGGTAAATGTCGCACTTATGATCGAAAAAACTTTCAATACTCATGCTCCCCCCTCCTTTACAGTTTTCTCATTCTCATTGTTATGCCGTTCCTCGGCATTGCCTTTACGTATGGATCTAACAGCACCTTTACGCCAATGTCATCAATGCTGATATAGGCATTATCCGCGGAATAACTGTAATCGTCAAAACTTTCGCTCTTCAATCGTCTGCCTCCGCTCTTTGGGTCTGCACACGCGTTATAGGCATACGCCTCGGCAAGAAGAATAACGGCGGTTTTCACAGACTCTGGTATAACCTCTACATCGGAAAAATCGTTGTTGGTATAAGCTATAACATACTGTTCCGCTCGTGAAATATCCACACACAATTTTTCTTCGGCTCTTTCCTGTACTTGTTTATAGTCGGAATAGGAAACAACGTCCACCGGAACTGCCCACGGTCTTTCTGCCATTACACTTCTCCCTTCCTCACATTGTCCGTAACAGCTTTATTTACTGCTGGACTGCTTTGTTTTGGCGAGCGCCTGCCGAACCGCTGCGAGCTTATCCGCCTTTTTTCCAAGACCCGAAACGTCCGCGCCGATTTCTGCGGCATAGTCGTCAAGCTCCTTGTCGCTCATTTTATCCAAAGACCTACCCTCGGAGGCATTTGCTTGCTCCGAGATGATTGAAAAATAGCCGGTCGCGACAAGAGTGTCAGCTTTTTCCTTGTTCTCAATTTCTATAATGGGCTTGTCTGCCGAGACTTTTATTCCGTTCCCAGTATAAGATCTGCTTTTTATAAGCCGTAATTTAAACATTGTATAGCCCTCCTGTTACTTAATGTTGATGATTATCGCCGTCGCGTCAAGTTCCTCGACAACAACATCAAAATCCAGGTGAATAACATAAAAGCGCTTATCCGCCATAATCGCCTCTTTGCCCTCAACGGTCTTGCGTATCTTTACATCATAGGTGTTTATGACAATAAGGTTCTTCGGGTCGACCAGAAGTATCTTATCGTCTGGCATTTTAGGCACTTGAACAGTGGGAATGGACGCGGGGCTCTTATAAAGGCTGTCCGGGAAATTCGCTCCGGATTTCAGACCCTGATTAAGCAAGAAAAGCTCCCACTGCTGTGCGCGGTGCGGGCTCATCAGCCAACGCAGGCTCCCATCATTGTACTTATTGGGCATAGCCTGTAAAGCGTTATAGAACATATCAAGGTTCATTCCGGTATCGCCCGACGCGTCGTAAACATGCCCTGCGTTTGCAATTTGCTTTATCCAACCGTCGTTAATATAAAGAAAATCATGATCCGGATCGCTCGCATCGGTGGTTTCGTCGCCGTTAAGATAAACATCTTCTATATCCAGTCCGATTTGCTTTGTCATAAGGTTTGTGATTGTCGCCTCAAGCCCCTCGCCCTCAATATTTTCGCGCAATGTTTCCTCGGTAAGCTCCCAAGGCAAACGCACGGAAACTGTCGAATACGTTACCTGAGAAAAATTCGGCTTTGCCCTGTATCCCGTTACCTGTCCGGTGGCGGGGTCAATAGTAGGAGCGGAGCCGTCACTATTCGCATCGATGTTCTCCGTCTTTTTACGCAAAATACGGGAGGCTATCCCTATCTTGTCTATCTCGCCGGTTTTGGCGTGGCGCATTTCATGATGCACCAAAGGACCGAGAGCCGTCGCCTCAAATGTCTGCTGCAAAAACTTTCTCGCCTGTTCCGGGTTGAGAAGTCCGGAAGTGACGCTGTCCGTAGTTATTGCGGCATTGGCAATCACCTGTCTGTTAGAAATGCTCATTTTTGATACCTCCATAAATTAAAGAATACCGTGGAGATAATGCTTTTCCACGGGCTGTTCTCCTGCTCCATCATTCATAGCGGAGGGAACACCTCTCGCTTTCAGAATGGGAGCAATGGCGTCGGTCACAGCCTTTGACGCCATCTCCTGCACCATTTCTTTGGTTACAGCCTCATCGGGCTGCGGTTCACGTTGCTGCTCTCCCAATGCCTTACTCACCGCCTCGGCAACGGTTTCCTGCAACAACTTTTCTACTTCCGCTTTTGTCACGTTTTTGTCCTCCTTGTCTTTGTTTTCCTTGTCCTTATCGGACGCAGGCTTTTCTTCAGGCTTGCTTTCGGATTTTGCTTTTTCCTCGTCCCCTGGCTTTGGTTCCGCGACTGCCTCCAGCAAAGCTCCCAGAGCGTCATACGCCGTCTGTAATGTTTCCTTGTTAGCGCCGCTCATCTTCTTGCCAGCTTTCTCTACA